ACAAGGGGCAATGCGAGTTAACCCAGGTCAATCAGGTTCTGATGGGACAGATTCACGAACTGGTGTCATCCCTTGGAATCATTTCGGTAGTGCGACAAGGTAGAGCCAGCGTGAATGGCGTTGACTGTGGCCCTAAGTACAGGGTGAAATTTTCAACGACACTCCCAATGTTCAGGCTGCCGCGCAAATTGAGTAAGCAGCATCGGGACAATTTGAGGGACACAACACACAGGCGTTTCATTGTAGATGTCCGTCCAATCGGTAAACGTCCGATGCGCTGCATTCAGGTGGCACACCCCTCCGGCATGTATCTGTGCGGCAAGGGAATGATCCCGACCCATAATTCTCACCTAAGTTGTGTATGGCCCTACACTTACTCGCTTGAGGTCATTCGTCACTTCGATCTGCGGCCCGAGAAGGAGGTTCCGCACATCGGCTGGATCGGCCGTAAGCGGGCCACGGATTTTGTCGCCACTACTTTGCAGACGTGGCAGGCGGTCATTCCCAATGCGTGCTACGTGCTCAAGCCGGCCACCGGCAAGCATCCTCAGCACATCCTGATCGACGACCGCGTGGCGATTGACTACGGCGGCCTGGACAATCGCGGCGACATCGAACGGTTCAACTCGGCCGAGTACGGGTTCATCGAGATCGACCAGGCGGAGGAGGCGAACGAAGACGACGTGGGCGTGCTCCTTGCCAGCCGCCGCAAGAAGCTCAAGAATCACCGCACTGGTCTGATGGAGGCGTTGCCGTACCGGGCCCTGCTGACCGCCAACCCGCGCGACTGCTGGCTCAAGAGCCGGTTCATTGACCATTCGGACGATACGCACCTGTTCATCCCGGCCCTCTACAAAGACAACCCCTACCTGCCGGTCGGGTACGTCCACACGCTCGAAGAGGCGTTTTCGCACCGGCCGGACCTGTTGCGGGCCTACCGGGATGGCGACTGGACCAGTCTCAGCGGTGTGGACCAGATCATCCTCCAGGAGTGGATTTCGGCCGCCAAGATGCGCCGATGCGAGCAGCCGTACACCAAGCGGTGGGTTTCCGTGGACCCGGCTCGTTACGGTGACGACAACGCCGTGATCCTGGGCTGCGAGAATACCCGGATCATTGCCGCCAAGGCCCTGCCGTACTGCGGCGAGCCGGCGGTGGTTCAGGCGACGGAAGAGGTCTCGATCCAGTTGGGCCGCGCACCGATCATCGTTGAGGAAGTCGGGGTCTGTGGGGTGGGCGATTATCTGGAGAAAGACGGCTTCGAGGTCATCCACTACTGCCCATCCGGCAAGATGGCGGACGCCGGCATGGAGTTGAAGTACGCCAATCCCCGGTCGGAAATCTGTAGCCGGGTCGGCCGGTACTTCCAGACGGGCATGTTCGACGTGGGCATGTGCGCCGCCGTCACCTTCTATCCGGAGTCCGAGGACGCGATGGTCCGGCGGGCCACCCAGAAGGTCTCGGAGCAGTTGACGTGGTATCACTATCGGTTTCGCGGCCAGAAGATTTATGTCGAGCCCAAAGAGGACATCAAGAAGGACCATCACGGCGTCAGTCCTGACTTCGGCGACTGCTACATCAACGGCGTCGGGCACCTGCACCTGATCCCCACGGGGGATGGACAGGTGAATGAGTCGGACGTGGAAAGCCATCGCAGACTGATTCAGAAGTACCGGAGACCGGGATGAGCGACGATGCACCTGAAATCCTGCGCAGCGACCTTCAGGAAGCCTACAACGATTACTACGCCGGCTGGCAGCGGTATCTCGAAGAGGCGGTCGTGGACATGGAGATCCACCTGGGGGCGCAGTTCACCGGTGAGGAGCAGGAGTGGGCCCGCCGCAACGAAAGGACTCTGTACGCCTTCGGCAAGAGTGCCCGGCAGGTCGAATTGCTCAGCGGCTACGAGATCCGCAACCGGCACCTGCTCAAGATCGGCCCGGTGGGGCGTGAGGATGATTTGGCCTGCCAGCAGCACACCTCGCTGTTGGCCTGGCAGATGAGTGCGTTCTACGGCTATGAGCACCTGAGCCAAGCCTTCAAGTGGGGCTCGCTCGTGACCGGCAGCAACCTGTTCGAGTTCTGGCGGGACCGGCAGGGCTTGATCCGTTTCGGCCGACGGTCCTTCAACTCGTTCCTGCTGGACCCGTCGATGTCGAACGCGGACCTGAGCGACTGTGCCGGGATCCTGCTGGGCCGGTGGCTGCACGAGGACAAGGTCAAGGCCCTTTTGCCGGATCGCACGGAGAAGATCGACGGCATTCCGCGGACCCAGTGGTCGCGCCGCTGGCACCGGGCGCCGGGCGCGAACCAGTCCAACAAGGGCCCCAACCGGATGTACGAGGAGTGGTATCGACTCCAGACCAAGCAGGTCCCGATGGTGGTGTCGCGGTTCTCCGGGGCCGAGTTCTCCGAGCAGGATGTCCTCCGGTCGGCTCAGGGCCGGATGGATGAGCGGATGGTGCAATACTATCTCGCCAACGCCCGGATGCCGAACGGGATGCCGATGTTCTCCCGGTACAACAAGGCGGTCGATTGGGTCCGTCTGGTCGTCTATGTGGACGGGGAGCCTGTCTATGACGGCCCGCAGCCGCTGCAACTGGACGAGTACCCCTTTGTCTGGCTGCACGGTGAGTGGATGCCGGAATGCGACCGGGACGAATTGAAGCTCCAGTCGTTCACCCGGGGCCTGCGGTCCTCGACCCGCGCCCGAAACCGCCGCATCAACCAGATGATCGACATTGTGGAGACCCGGATTCAAAACCTGCGCCTGGTCCGGGAAGGGTCGCTGGTGGACAAGGAAGACGCCTACCGCAGCGGCCAGGGCCATCCCGTATTCATCAAGAAGAACGCCGCCGGCTCCATGCAGGAACACTTCCAGCAGATGCCCGCCCCGGACCTGCCCCCGGGCCTGTTCTCGCTGTGCGAGATGCTGGAGAAGGAAGAGACGCAGGCCAGGGGCCTCAACGAGGAAATCTTCGGCTCCGACGACAAGGAGAACGTGCCCGGCGTCTTGGCCCGTTTCCGCACCGGCCAGGCCCTCACCGGCCAGCAGGGGATTTTTGATTCCTTCCGGCAGGCGAAGCGGCAGATCGGGCGCAAGGCCGTCAAGCTCAATCAGGGCCACCTGGACCCGATCCGGGTGGCGCGGATCCTCGGCGAGCAGCCTGACCCGGCGTTCTACGCCCCCGACTTTGCGAAATTCGACTGCACGCCGGTCGAGAGCGTGATGAATGACGATCAACAGGCCGCCGCCTTCCAGCAGATGGTGGGCCTGATTCAGGTCTGGCCCGAGCTCAAGGCGATCGTGCCGCCGTCGATGGTCATTGCGATGGCCCCGATCATGGCCAAGCGCGAGCTGATGGCGGCGATCCAGCAGGCCGAGCAGCAGCAGCAGCAGCAGGCCCAGTACCAGTTGCAGAACCAGAAGATCCTCAACGATCTGGTGGCCAGCCAGTCGGCCATGAACGTGGGCAAGACCCAGGCGGAAATTGCCGGTGCTCGTTTGGATCAGGCGAAGGCCATGACGGAGATTGTGAACCTCCAGCAGCAGCCGCGGCTGGAGAACTTGGACCGCATGCTCAAGCTGATGGATGTCCTGGTCCGGGCGCAGCAGACCCAGCAGAAGGTGCAGTTGGTAGGAGCAAAACAATGACGCCGTGGTCTCCCCAGGATGCGCCGAGTCATACGAAAAAGGCCAACACGGCCCACTTGAAGCGTCTGTGGGCGGACGCGGCGAACAACGCCCTGAAGCAGTACGACAGCGACAGCATGGCGATTACGGTGGCAAACGCCGCCGTCGCCAAGGCCAAGCGCAAGAAGAAAGGCAAGTAGTGGGTATCCTTCGCAGACAGTCCGGCACGATGGTGGAACTCGCCAAGAACCCGCTGGCGGCGATGCTGGCGGCGCAGGCGTTTCGCGGGGCGCGGGTGCAGCGCGGACCGGCTCCGGCCTTCTCCGGGGTCAAGAGTGATGCCTTTGAGGCCCTGGACGAGAAGAACCGGATGCACGTCATGGCGGCCCTGCACCACCGGGCCAAGGTCCTCAAGTGCTCCGTTGCCGATCTGGGCTGGGCCGTCTCGCCGCAGAAGGACGCCAACGGGATGCACATGGTCTTTGTGGACCGCTGGGAAGACATCGAAAAGAGAGCGTGGTTGCAGAAGAGAGAGCAGGACAGGCCGTAATGCTCCCCCAGTACGTCAAAAACAAGTTGGTAGAGATCGGCCGGCAGGTCAAGGAACTGCTGCCGGGCGTGAACGCCAACGTCCAGATCAACGTCGGGGCCAAGCAGCCGCTGGCCATCGTGAACGTGAGTCTGACGGATGTGACCGAGGTGAAGAAGTGAGCGACCGTCCCACCGAACTGCGGCCCGGTCAGGTCTGGCGGCTGAGTGCCGAGGCCATCGTGATCGTGCTGTGCAAGCGGGGGACGTGGTGGGTGGCGACCGGCTTCGCCTGCGGCGACGACGGCACGATGATCTTCTGCGACCACCGACTGATGAGTGAGAAGGAATTGCTCGCCAGCGACGCCGAGTACCGGGGCGTGCTGTGCGAGATGCAGTCATAACGACAACTGAATACTGACGCCGGAAACACCGGCAGAGGCCAACAGCACCAACTGCCCTCGTGAGATTGGGACGTTCCCGATCCGCGAGGGTTTTTTATTTGCGCCACACGGGCAAAGACGGGCACAAGCAGCACTGATGCCGAGTGCGTCCGATGCCGGGACCAGTGGCGAAAAGGACGGAATGACGATGGAAACACCGAACAACAGCACGCTGCCCACGGGCAATGTCGTACCGGGGGATGCCGCCCCGCAGCAGACGAACACAAACCCTGTACTGCCGGACCCGGCGCAGACGCCCGTCGCCGCCGCCCCCGTCGAATCGGACGAGGTCCGCGGTTTGCGGCAGGCGGCCGAGGCCGAGCGGAAGAAGCGGCAGGACATCGAGTCGCAACTGTACCAGACCCAGGGCCTGCTGGCCCAGGTCTCGGCCCAGACCCGGCTCGCCCAGCCGCCCGCCCCGCAGCCGGCCGAGGAAGACTATCTCTCCGATCTGAGCGATAGCGATCTGCTCGATCCGGGCCGGGTGCGCCAGGGAATCAACCGGGCCGTCCGGCGTGTTCGGGAGCAGGCTGTTTCGGAGGCCAACCAGACCGTCCAGCAGTTGCGTTTCCAGATGGAGTACCCCGACTTCAACACGCTGGTCGGGGCCCGCGACCCGATAACGGGCGCGTTCCGGCCCTCGGAAGTGCTCCAGGAAGCGTTTTTGGAAGACCCGGATTTGCAGCGTGAGTTGTCCGTCGCGTCCGACGCCGACAAGGCCCGGATCGCCTACCGGGCGGCCAAGTACCAGAAGCGGTTGCGGGACGCCCGCGCGGCCGGCCAGCGCCAGACGGTGCAGCAGACGGCCCAGGCGGCGCAGTTCCAGCACGCCGCGAATACGGCCGCCGCTGTGACCCAGCCGATGAGTCCATCCGCCGTTTCCGGCGCCCCGGCCAATTCGCCGAACGTGGACTACATGGCCCTGGCCCGGACCAACCCGGCGGCCTTTGACGCGATTATTCAGGACGCCTTGCGCGGCAGACGTGGGTAACAGATGCCAACACCCTCAAATGGAGACTGAATTATGACCATTGCGATCAACAACATGCTGACGACGCAACGGCTCCCTCATCCGATCAATCAGGCATTGGTGACGGAGTTCCTGCGCCGTTCGATGGGGGCCATGCCCCACAATATGTTTGCCGTTCCGGCGAGTATTCCCGAGAATCAGGGCGACACGGCTACCTGGATGCGGATGGACAACCCCACCGCCCAGATCACGCCGGTGCCCGAGGGCACGGACCCGACGCCGATCCTGCCCACCCGGACCACGATCTCGGCCCAGGTCAAGGAGTACAAGGCGATCATCAAGGGCTCGCGCTGGATGGAAGTGACCGGCCTGTCCCAGGAGAACGTCCGGCTCACCGACTGGCTGGCCGACTGCCTGGCGATCACCAAGGACACGCTGGCCCGCAATGTCCTGGCCGCCGCCGCATCGACGATCACCTGCTCCCACGGCAGTGGCACGGCGACTCTGCTGAACGAGGAGGACATCGACGCCGCCGTGACCCGGCTGCGTGGTTCCAACGCCATCAAGCTCAAGAAGATGCTCCAGGCCGGCCTGGGGGTCGGCACGAGCCCTATCAGTGCTGCTTTCGTCGGCATTGCCCACGAGGACCTGCGCCGGGACATCAAGAACGTGACTGGCTTCAAGGAGGTCAAGGACTACTCCAAGCCCAGCGACGCCTTCCCGGATGAGTTCGGCTCAACGGGCGAGGTCCGGTGGATTCTGACCACCAACGGTTACAGTAGCGGCAGCTATTACTACTGCCCGATCATTGCCGAGCAGGCGTATGGCTCCGTTTCCGTCGAGGCCGCGAACCAGCCGTTGATCTACAAGTCGCCGGAAGAGGCCGGGTCCCCGACGAACGCCTTCTCGACCCTGGCGTTCTCGGTCAACGACGCCATCCGAATCCTCAACGACAACTACCTGTGCGTTCTGATCGCCACGAAGAGTTCGTAACGTCGATCCCGCACACCAAGGAGAATGAATTATGAATCAGATCATCACAGCGCGTTTCCAGGCCGACGGCGCCGCCGTCTACCTGCCGTTCGGTTTCATCCCGGACTTCTTCCTGATGGTGGACCTGTCCACCGACACGAACATCGACTTCTACTACTGGTGGAAGTGGATGGAAGACGAGGGTGCGTCCGGCTACCAGGACGGCGTGCTGGTCAACGAGGGTGTGACCGACGGTCTCGCCTCCGGCTCCGGCATCAGTTCCTACAACACCGCCTCCAACGCCCCGACCGTCACGGAATGGACGGCCAGTGCCAGTCCGACCGCCAAGAATGGCGACGCCCACGGCAGCTACTACCGGCCGACTCGCACCGGCGGGAAGGGCGACTACGACGCCATCTTCGAGTGCCTTGCTGGCTCGACCACAGGTACGACCGAGCCGAGCTGGCCCAAGGACCCGGGTGGAACGGTGACGGACAACGACGTTACCTGGAAACGGGTAGATGGCGACGTGGCCCTGACCCGCGTGGGCTACCGGGGCATCGCCGTGGACGTGGCCCTCACGAACGACCATGTCGTGCTGTGCCTGGCTCTCCAGGCTGACCAATCCATCAACTTCGGCGATGTCGCCGGCTGGACCGGCGGCGTGTACGGGGCCTGACCGACAGGCCCCTCGTGATA